GCAGGCGGTTGGCGACAGGTGCTTGGACGGTGACCAGCACCGAGGCCGAGCCCATAGACAGCGACTGACCGGTGCTGACGATGTGCAGCAGCTGAGTCACGAAGGTGGCCACGCTGCCCGCTGTTGGGATATCGACGGACACTGAGGTGACCGGGCCGTTACGGCACACATAGGAGACTTTTCCGTCGCCTACCCGCGGCGAGAAGTTATCGCCCTTGGAGGTCATCTGGTACGGCGCGCCATCCACCAGCACCCAAACATCCTTAGCCCCCATGGGTCCATCGGCAAACGCCGTGACCGTCGCGGCGGCTTGGCCATACATGATGACCTCGCCGCTCCATTTGATGCCCAGCAGCACCACACCGGCAGCGTCGGTAATAGCCCAGGCGTACTCGCCGATCAGGTCCAGGCCGGGCAATTGATCGAGGATCGCATGCACGGTGCCATTTCCCTTGACCCCGAGAATCGCGCGGGAATATTGATCCGCGATAACCCAAGGCATCTCATCGGCAAAGGTTTTGGGAAAGCCCATCGCATAGGCCGCTTCAGCGAGGCCGGTCGCGCGCTGAGCAGAAAGCGCGCTCGGGTAGCGCGCTTGCTCCACCGCCATGCCGGCGCTGTTTTTGTACAGGATCAGGTACTCCAGACTGTTCGCCGAAGGCACGCTGAAAAAGCCACCATTGACCGTCGCCGCCAGCCCCGCCGCCGTCGTGGTAAACGTCATCGCCCCGGCCATCTGCGAGGCCAGCTCGGACAGGGTGGCGGTCACTTTGTTCTGCGCCTGGATGACCTGCTTGGCCAACGGCGGCAATGGCCCGGACTCCGTCTGCACATCGGTCACGGCATCGTTATGGATGTACTCATGCTGTTTCTGTGCGGCCGCCCCACTGATCTGTGCGGCTTCAGAGAGTTGCCCGGCATAGACTTCAAGCGCTGCGACTTCAGTCATTTACTTTTCCTTGAGCAATAAAAAACCCGCCGTAGCGGGGGGGGGTGAATCTGACGAATCTGGCGATCAATAGCCGGGCGCCCGACCAAGGGCGCGCCAATGCACGGTGACCGCCATCAGGTTCGTATCATTGAACAGCTGATACTGCGTTGCGCTGGTGGCAAACGCGCCAGCGGCATTGCCATCACCGTCTACCGAGTTGGTGTTGATTTTGTTGCCGAAGCAGTTGTAGACCTCGGCAAAAGGCGTGGGGAAGTTAATCGGCGCGGTGGTGGTGTCCGCTGGACAAACGCCAGTGCCCCACTGCTCCAGTAACCCCGTGGCCTTATCCAGACGCCAACCATTGGCCGCCATCAACGCAGTGTTTTTGTCTTGCTTGGTCGAGGCCAGGCCGTCTATTTGCGTTTGCTTTGCCGCCAACAGCGCATTCACGGCCGTCTGGGTGTAGGCATCGTTGATCCCATAACCGGCCAAGGTGATGGCGTTATTGGCTTTTTGTGACAGCAGCCAATCCGCTTCAGGCTTGGTATAGGCGTTGGTGATGCCGTAGGCCGCCAAGGTGGCCCCCCAATTGGCCTTGGCCGTCAACAGCGCGTCCGTTTGCGCTTTGGTGTAGGCATCGCCGATGCCATAACCGGCCAGGGTGGTCGCCTTCACGGCATAAGCTAATCCGAACTTCTGGATGGCCTTGAGCAGCTGCGTGTTGTCGTTTTTGTCCAGCCCCGGCAGGTAGGTCTGCACGACATGCGCCAGTTCCTCCTGAAGCATGTTCAACCATTCGGCCGACAGCGGCGTCGGGGGAATCCCCAGGGCCAGCGAACCATAACGAAACTGCCCGTCCGGCGTGACCAGATCAGACCAGGCTGAAATTCTCTGCATGTTTAAAAGTCCTCGATCCCCGCGACGGCGGCCGGCAGGGTGTAATGAATGGCGGTAAACAGTTCGTCCACCTTCAGCGCAATGCCGTCGAGCTGCGATCGCCCGAAGGCCAGCCTCACGTCGGTGTACTCCGGCGCATCGCGCTGCAGGCGGCAATCCAGGGCGGCCGCCTCGGGCGTGCCATAGGCCTCCAGCGGCACCGAGGCGATCCAGCCCCAGGGCCATCCATCGCCATACAAGAAATCGCCGGCATTGGTCGGCCCCACCCGCGCCGGGCGGAACTCCTCGATGTTGGTGGCGAGCCCGACCTGATTGGCCAGCTTGCGGTAGTAACTCAGCTGCGGGGCCCCGGTCGCGGTCAGCTTGTCGAGGACCGCCTGGCGGCGCTCCTCCAGGGTTTGCGAGCCCGGCACGGTGCAGATATCGGGCAGGCCGAGGTAGGCCTCCCAGTCCGGCAACAGGGCGGTGGTCGTGGCCGGATTCAACTCCAGCAACAAGGCCTCGCCATCGGCCTCGATCCGCGCCAGTTCCGGCGCCAGCGCCGCCACCAGCTGCGCCCAATCCGGCTCCAGCTCCAGATCGAAGGCCGGGCCCGGCGGCAGCATTTGCCGCAGCTTGTCGACGTAATCCGCCTCGGTCATAGCCATGTCATCACCCCCGGTACCGCGACCTCATTGGCCGCCATCGACACATCGGCCGCCGGCACACTCAACACATGGTCGGTTTCCCCAGGGGTATTGCTGATCGCCGCCCGCAGCCGGGAGATTTTCAGGGTCTGCCCCGGCCCGCCTTCGTCGACGATCAGCCCGCGCAGCGCCTGCGTGACCGCCTCACGCAAAGCGAGGCCATCCGGCACCAGACGCAGGCTGAAGTGAATCGCCCGCGCCACCGGCGCCACGGCATACACCTCGGCCGTCACCGGGCGGCGCAGCTCCAGGTGCGCCTGGACTTCGGCGACCTGCGCCGGCGTCGGGATGATGTCGGGATCGCCATCGCGCACAAAGGCCAGGCCAAACGTGCCCGGCCCCATCCAGCGCGGCAAGGCCCAAGCGCGAGTAACGCCCGGCACCTCCAAGGCCCACTCGACAAAGTCGGCGCCGTTGCCGACCTTGCTGGGGTTTTTAAACGCGGCCTGCACCCGCCCGCGCAAGGCTTCCAGGCCCTCCAGTTCGGCGCCGCCGACGATGCCATCGGCGCCGATGCTGGCCGTGGGATTCACACCCAGCACCGGCGTCACCGCCGTCAGGTTGCCGGCCTCGATGTTGCCCAGGCTGCCGACCTCTTCGGCGATCAACTGCAAGGTGGCGGCGCCATTCACCAACTTGACGGCTTGAGCCACCACATAGCGCCGGCCATCGTCGGACCGGTAGGCCTGGCCGACATCGACCAGGGCACCGCTGGAGCCGGTCACCGAGGCCAAGCCCTTCGCCGCCACGGCCGAGGTACGCCCACCCTCTAGGCGCCACTCGGCCCAGCGCAACAGCATCTCTTCGTCACAGGTCGCCGGGTTGGACTGGCGGGAAATCCAGCCTTGATAACCGTACAGCTCGAAGGCGGTACCGCTCAGCGCGCGGGCCGCCACCTTGGCATCGGTGCGGCGCAAGGCATCCGGCGCGTTGCGCTCAAAATCGGCCTCGGTGCGCTGGGTCAGCGCCGGCAGCGTTGGAATGTCATACGGCATTGATCAGCCCCCAGGTGTTCTCAAAGTCCAGCACCACGGTGTCGCCGTTTTGCTCGGTCAGCGTGACGCGTAAGTTCATCCGGTCATTGCCCCGGCGCTCCGCCGTGACACCCACTGTAGTGACAATCAGGTCATCGAGCAGCCAGGCCAGCGCCTCTTCGGCGTAGGCCTGGGCATCCAGCAGCGTCTGCGCGACCAGCGTGCGCCGCGCCAACAGCCACAGGCGCGAGCCGATCTGGTCGCCGGCCACCGAGGGCAGGCAGTCGCCCCACCAGCCCTGGCGGTCACTGTCGTCCACCGGGTCATCCGGCCCGGCGCGGCGCCAGGTGAACAGGCTGATGGTCACCGCGCGGCGCAACAGTTCCTCACGGCTCATGCACCACCCCCAAGCGGCGGCCCGCTTTGATCAGTGCCCTGTTGCACACCACCGTGCGGGTGCTCGATCTGGCTGACGCCGGCGGCGATCTGATCGCCCTCCGACTCGATGCGCCCGGTGCTGGTGATCAGCGGCGTATCGAAGTTCACCGACGCGCTGGCCTTGATGTTCAAGGTCACGGTTTCAATCTCGAGGATGCGACCGCGCTTGAAATGAATCCGGTCGCCCTCGTCGGTGTACAGGGCCACCTCACCCGGCTTCAGCCCCTGCAGGCGAAAGCGCCGGTCCGCCACCACGATCACCACCCCGTGGCTGCGGTCGCCACCGATGAACCCGGCCAGCGCCTCGGCGCCCGGTTGCGGGCAGGCGGTAAAGCCATAGGGCTCCAGGTGCTCCATGTTGTCTTTGACCTCGCCGGCCAACAACCGCAGCTGCAGGCTTTGCAGCTTGCTGGCCGAGTTGCCCAAGGCCACCGCCCCGCGCGCCAGCATGTTCGCAATGCCGTTTTTCATGGTTTGTAGTCCGCTGGAATGAGGTATTCAAAGTTGTCGGTCTTCTTGCCCTTCTGGACCTTGCGCTTCTCGTAAGCGTCGTTCGGCTCCGGCAGAAAGGCCTCGGGCGGGGCCACGCTGATTTTTGCCGTGGTGCCCTGATCGCTCAGCTCGTAGCTGATTTCACTGATCAGCATGTCGCGATCCAGGCCGATCAGCGGATCGACCACCCGCACCAGCATGTTGTGCCGCCACAGCGCATCGTTGCTTTGCCGCCAGCCCTGGATCACGTAGTTGACGGTCAAGGCTTTGCCGACCGCCGTGGCCCGCTCCCACTCGACCCGCTCACGGGCCAGCTTGGTGGTCAACTGCCCGGATTGCTGGATGATCTTGACCCGCCGGCGGGCGATCCGCGCGTCGGCGAGCCGCGCCTCGACCTCGCTGGCCTCCGCGCCATAACTGACGTCGGACCCACTGCGCTGCCCCTTGCTGATGTATTCGGAAAACACCCCGGAAAAGTCCAGCGCGGCGTCCCCCGACAGCAGGTTTTTGCCCAGCACCAGGCTGTCGACCGCGCGCCCGGCGCTGCCCGGCTTGGCAATCACCAGGCGGCCCCGGCCGTCGTCGGTGCTGAACAGGCGCGACAGGGTCAACAGCCGGTCGATGCTTTCAAACGCCGTCTCGCCCGGCTCGATCGTGTGGTCGTCCACGCCCAAGGTCAGCGCGGCATCGTTGACCACGGTGATACCGTATTCGCCGGCAATCGCCGCGATGATCTGTTGCACGTTTTGCCCGCGCCACTGCCCCGGCTGATTGACCGCCGCGCAGTCCACCAGGTCGGCGGTGCGCGAGCGCCCGCTGATGCTCAGGGTGACCGACTCGCCGTCGTAGCGAATCGGCGTGCTGTCCACATACCCGGTCAACAGCAGCTCCTGGCCAATGCGCACCTCCACTGCCTCGCCCTGGCGAATCCGCACCGGCACCTCACCGCCACCCGGCCAGCGCCAGGTGATGCCCAGGCTAAAGTTGCGCGCCTGGCGTTCCAGGCCGGCGCCGATGCTCACGGCTTTCCAGCCGCCGTAGTCGTGCCCGCCCACGCTCAGAGTGACTTTATTCAGCTGATCCATGGTCAGGCCTTCGCTACTTGCAGATCGGTGGCCGGCACAAAGCCCGGATGACGCACACGGTTACGCTCGACAATTTCCCCGCTGCGCAAGGCATCGCCATACAGCGCATGGGCCAGCACCAGGGCGGACATGGTTTCAGCCGGGGCATAACTGCGCAGACCCACGCCGCTGCGCGCCACTTCCGTCAAGTGCCGATCCACGGCCAGGCGCGCCTCGCTCAGCGTGCCGAAATGCTCCGGCGGGCTCTCGCCAGCCACCGACCACAACGCCTCGCTGATCGCATCACGCACGACCAGGACATCCTGAGCGACCGGCACCGCCGTCTCGACCGCGGACCCGGCGGCCACCGTCGGCCCTTGCTGCGCCAGTTGCACGTCGAGCGCCGCCGGCGCGCTCAGCCCCGGACGCATCGCCACCGGCACCTCGGCCATGTCCAGGAGCAGATCGAGCAGCGCCGCGTCCTGCACCAGGGCAATCACCGCCGCCTGAATCGTCGCCACCTCGACGTCCTCGGTGGCCGGCGCCGCGGCCGATAACGCAGCTACCTCCGTCGCCTTGGCGCTGCTGCCCTGGAACGTGCTGCTGGAGCCATAGCCGCCGAACGCGCGCGACAGGCTGCTAATCCCAGCCAGCAGACTGTCGGCAAACGTCCCCGGCCCATTTATCAGCGAGGCCACCAGGCCGTTGATGTTGGTGCCCAAGCTGGACGCCGGCTGCAGGAACTTCAAGGCATAACCCATCGCCCCCGACAGCGCCGAGCGCAGCGCGCTGGCCCGCTGCCGCGCCAGGTCCACCGGCGCCATCGCCGCGTTGAAGCGGCCCTTGATCGAAGCCAGCAGGCTCGGGGCCTGGCCCGCCAGTTGCCGGCGGGTGTTCGGCGACTGCACCGGGAAGGCCAGCAGGCCGTCGATAAACTCCAGGTTGAAGCGCACCACACCCTGCTCTTTACGGTCATGCGACACCTCACACTCGCCGGCGGTGACGGTGAGGCGGCCGAACCACGGATGCACCAACTCGCCGGAGCCGGGCTTGTCCAGCGCGGTCAGCAGGCGGTCGCGCTGCGCCAGGCAATCAGCCCCGCCGACAAAGCCGGTGAACTTGTAATGCCGGGTGCGCCGCCCCAGGTCTTCGACAAAGGGTTGATCGCGCTGCGGGAACTCATGCAACTGAGTCCGCCGACCGACAGGCACGCTGTCGGTGTCCACCTGGAACGGCACCCCCCGAAAGGAGGCGCCTTGTTTACGGTCGCGCCATTCACTCATTCCGGCTTACTCCCTATCGAGCGGTAGCCCACTTTCGGCGTGATCGACAGCCCCGGTTGATTGGTCGTCCCCGGATCGACGCGAAAGCCGGCCGGAGCATTTTCAAAGCGCATCACCAAGCCGCCTTCCAACTGCGTGCGGTTATTGGCCAGCCCCGACTGCAGCAGCGCGCCCGGTGCCGGCAGCCCCGGCGGACGCAACAGCTGCCCGGGCACGAGGCCGGGCTGGGTCAGACTGCGCTCACTCTGCTGATTCCGCGCCACACTCACCGCATTGGCCTGCAGGAACGCCCCGGTCCCGCCACCGGCGCCAGCATTGCGTTGGCGTTGTTCATCGGCATAACCGGCGACTTTGGCGGTCAGGCCTACCCCGCCATCCTCCATCCCAAACATGCTCAAGATCGGTTGCAGGTACGGTTTGACACCCTCCCACAAACCTTTGAAAAAGGCGGTGATCGGTGACCAATGTTTGATGATCAGGCCCAGTGGCGACCAGTCAAAGACTGTTTTCATGAAGTCCATAAACGGCGTGGCAAGCGCCTTGATCAGTTCCCACAACGCAGTGAAGAACGGCCCGACCGTTTCCCAATTGGCCACGATCAGCCCGGCCGCGGCGGCGATACCCACGGCGATGATGCCCACCGGGGTGGCCGCAAACGCGACCCCCAGCACCCGGGTGGCCAGGGTGGCCGCGAACACGGCAATGCGCAGCGCGGTGAAGGTCCCGGCCGCCATGGCGATGCCTTTGACCAATTGCGGGTTGTGCTGAATCAAGTCCGCGACCCCGGAAATCATCGGCCGCAGGCCTTCGACCACCGCATTGATTCCCGGCAGCAGGGCACTGCCGACGGCCCGCGCCAGACTGGCCACGGCATTGCGCAACAGCTGCAGGTTGTTGGCGGTAGTCGCCGCACGTGAGGCGTACTCGTTTTCCATCGAGCCGCTGTATTTCTGCGCATCCGCGACCTTTTGCAAGTTGCCTTTGAGCAGATCTAGGTTGGTCAACAGCGGCGCGATCGCGGTGATCGACTCGGTACCAAACAGTTCCGAGAGCAACCCGCCTGTTTGTCCTTATCGACGCGCTTGATGCGGTCGAGGATGTCCAGGACCGCACCCTGCGCATCTGTCTGCATGGCCTTGGCCAGCGTCTTGGAATCCAGGCGCAAGGCCTTGAAGGCCAGCGCCTGGTCCTTGGTCGCCGCCGAGCCCTTGGTCATGGCCAGCATGAAGTTCTTGATGCCGGTGGCCGCCACGTCCTGCTCCACGCCGACGCCCGCCATGGTCGCGCCGAGTGCCGCGATCTGCCCAGACGCCAAGCCGGCAATCTCACCCAGCGGACCGATGCGGGTGACGATGTCGGAGATCTGCTTGGTGTTGGCTGGACCGGTGTTACCAAGGTAGTTGATCTTATCGGCGAGCGTTTCAACATCGCCCTGGGTCAGTTTGAACGAGGTACGCCACTTCGCCATCATGTCGCCCGACTCTTCGGCGGTCTGGTCGAACGCAATGCCCATCTTTACCGCCGCCTCGGCGAACCCCAGCAGTTCCTCGCGGGCAATGCCCGACTGGCCACCGGCGGCGACGATTTTGGCAATGTCATTGGCGGCCATGGGCAGGCGTTCGGACATTTTCCCAATGTCGTCGCCCATCTGCTTGAACTGCACCGGTGTGTCGAAGTTGACCACCTTCTTCACGTCCGCCATGGCCGTCTCAAACTGGATCGCGGCCGCCGCGCCGGCAATGAACGGGGCGGCCAACGCCCCCCCGGTCACGATATCGCTAAAGCCAATCTTGCCCAGTCCCGTGCGCTCCAACCCTTTGCGAAAGCCGGCGACGTTTTTGCGGATACCGGCCAGGGTCGGCGACAGCTTATCGACACCGGTGATCAGCGCCTTGAGTTGAAACTTGTCGGCCAAAGCTACCCCTGCTGAACTTGATTAATGCGTTGGGCGTTTGCCAGCGATTCGGCGAACGTATCCAACGGCAATGCCATCATCTGCTCGGGCCCGACCTTCCAGAAAAAAGCCAGGTCATACACCACGGCAATCAGGCCTTCGACGTCTTCGATGCCGCAGTCATGAAAAAACCGGTTACGGCCCAGCCCAGGTTGTTCAAGTCGAACAGGTCCAGCTGGTTCACCGACGGCGACGGAATGCCGGCACAGACCGCGATGTATTTGGCCGCCACCTCCATGTCGAGGGTGACCTCCTCGTTTTTGTCGATCTTGTACGGCAGCGCCTTGATCGCGCGCACCTCGGCCACCGTCGGCCGGCGCAGGGTGACTTCCAGCACTTCCTGGTCATGCGCCTGAATCGGCGCGGCCAGTTCGTAGGGCTTCACTTCGCTCATTGGAAACCGCCTTTGTTGCCGTCCCATTGAATGTCGATGGTGCCGTCGTCGCCCTTGGCGGTCGGCTCATCCACCACATAGCCGCCCGACAACACGTAGACGCGGCCGTTCTTGAACTCGACGGTCAGCGTCTGGTCGGTGGCCGCCATGATTTGTTTGATCGGCAGGTCCGGCGAGTCGACCACGGTCGCCTTCACGAACGGCACTAGGTCCTCTTCCTTGAAATAGCCCGGTGCGACCGACTCGCGCTTGACGTCACTCAATGGCACTTCCACGCCGCCGGTGACGGTGAATTGAACTCCGTCCGCCTTGATGTAAACGGTGCCCGCAACTTTCTGGCCCATGGCCTCACTCCTAGAAAAAAGCCCGCACGCGGCGGGCTGTGAACAGTGGCTGGATCAGACCGCGTACTGCAGGCGGAACTGATACTGCAGCGCGAAGATCCGAAGCTGATTGACCAGGTCCGGCGGATACAGCACGTTGAGCCGGTTCGGGTTGGTAGCCGAGCGTTCCACGATCAGGTTGGCTGCGAAGGCTTCGGCGTTTTCCACGATGCCCAACTGCTCCAGGGCGTAGTAGCCAGCGATCAATTCCGCGCGGATCACGTTCGGCGTGACGATGGCTTGGCCAGCACCGAAGCGCGTGCCGTCGTTGGCCAGCTTGTGCCGACCATATTTACTGGTGACCCGCGACTTCAGGTAGCCGATGACATACGCCGACTGGTGCAGCGTCTCGCTGTCCAGGTAGGAATCATCGGCTTGGCCGAAAGCGTTGAACTGGTAGCTGGTGATCGCCCGCTCGATGCGCTGCGCACCGCCGCCGAAGTAGGCCGTGGCAATGCCGCGGTTCAACAACGACTGGCGCTCGGTCAAGGTGAAACGCGAGCCGGCCGGAGCCGGGGTAATACCTGCCAGTTCGCCGGTTTGCGTCGGCCGCGCCGGATCGGCCGAGATGAATACCGCCGTGCGCGCCGCATAGGCCGCCGCGACGTTCCATACCGGCTCGGGGCAGGCTGCCTCAAAGCCGTGAATCGTCGCGTGCTGATCGTTACGCGTCGCGCTCAAGGCGGCCAATTCGCCGAGAGTGCCGCGCTGGGCGGTGTAGACGTGCCCATAAAGCTGCTTGGCCCAACTCCAGCGCCCGCTGGAGTCGTCCATGAAGGCTTTCCAGGCATCCAATGAAGTGGCATCGGCCCACGGCGCACAGATGAACTCGAACGGCTCATCACCGAGGCTGGCCAAGGCCACCGCGACGTCAGGCGTGCCCACACCGCCGGTCATCGGCGCGACCACCGCGGTCAGGCCCGCCGGCGTGGCTTCGCCGTTGTTACGCCCCTGGCGATTGAGCTGTAGCGCCAGGTCGTTGCCGCTCAGGCCCGACCACTTACAGGTCAGCGTCACTACACCGGCTGCAGCCAGCGCCGTCACCGACAGGCCAGCGGCATTCACCGCCACCGCCAACGCCGCGGCCGCGACCGTCGGGGTGGCACCCTTGGCCACGGTGGCGCGCACACGGCTGCTACCGATGTACAGGTTCAGCTCGCCGCCGGCGGTGGCCGCGCCAGTGATCGTCACGCTGCCGGTGGCCTTGGTGCCAGTGGCCTTGATCGGCAGGCACCAGACCTCGCCGGCCGGATCACTGCGGCGCCAGGTGTCGTACATCTGCGCGAGCATCGAGCCGCTGCCGCCGATGCTCTTGGCCAAGGCCAGGGTCGGCACCAGGGTCAGTTGGCCAATTTCCGTGGCGGTGGCGTCGTCGTTGACCTGTGCCACGATCAGCCGCGGCATGCTCGAACCGCCGCTGTTGGCCTGCGAATTGTCGACCTCGGCGTAAAACAGCGGGACGCGCAAATCGCTGGGAATGGTGTTAAAGCTGATGGTCATTCTTCAGCGCTCCCTGGGGCGGCCGCAGCCTGGGGTTTCGGGGTGGCCTTGCCCTTTTTCGGCGCGTCGAGGGTGACGTCCTGGTCTTGCAGGCGGCGCAGCCAATACGCGTCACGCGGGACGTCACGGCCCTGCGCGGGCAAGTTGCCGCCGGCTTCGGGGTCGGGCACCACCCGGCCCTCGGCCGGGTAAACAGTCATGCGGCTCATGGAGAGTCCTCAGTGGGTTGCGGTAGTTCAACGGAAAAAGTCGCCTCGACTCGACCATCGGGGCCAGGACGCTGCAGGTTGGGGTCAGCCGGATCGATAAAGTCCACGTTGAAATCGACACCGGTGAAACCGGGCAGACCATCGAGTTCGAACTCTTGCCAGGTTTCGGCAGGCTCATCCCCGCGATTGCGACCCAGCTGGAACTCGGAGAAGAAGGTGTATTGGTAAACCACCCTGGCACGGCTGATATGCAGAAGCGCGCCCTTGCCATATTCAATGGGGTTGTACTCGGGGGAAGGTGTCCAGCCGACCAAAGCGCGCCAGAGCTCGGCGCGCAGCCCATGCAAAATGTCGTTGTCCGCCTGCCCCCTCTCGTCAGAGGTATCCAGAACAATCACCACATTGAATTGATCAGTGATGTCCTGGATTACCATGTTCTGCGCTTTGCTCGGGCTAGCGGCGTCGGCAGTTGCAATGACGTAAGCAGCAGGCAGTGCCATGTGTGCGCTTTCGACGACCGCATCCCAGTCGATGCCGCCGGAAACTCGACCAGCAAAAGACGGGCATACCCGTCGCAAGTGAGCAACGATGGGGTTAAGTTTCATAGGGGTGTCCGGAGGGGGCAGCGATCAACGCAGGGCAGCGGCGAACGCGGCAGAAAGAATCGATTGAACTTGCGATGCCGAATCCTGCAGAGCGTCGGCCATATAGTTGTCGCGAGGTGCAATTCGCCACTCGCCGGCCGCTCTCTCAGCGACAAGGCGGGCACGGGCTCCAGCTGCGCGCCTGTTCTGGCGCCCCTTGCCTTTACCCGGTGCAAGTTTCCCCGGCCGCCGACCCTGCTTCACACCGTAGTGCAGATAGGCCGGGTAGAACTCCCCCATCCCAGGGGTTAGGGTCGGGGCAATCCTGACCAGAAACCCTGACCTGGACACCTTGAACTTGATGGAGCCGACTGTTTCACCGGTCCGGTTTACCGGATAGCCGTCCTGGCCTTTGCCCAGCACCAGATTCATCTGCGCGTGTTGGGCAACCAGCAATCCCGCCTTGCGCATGCCTGCACGAATTTTTCGCTTATCGAAGGCTTCCTTAACGAAGCTCTCGAAGCCCTCGATGTGCAAGTAGCTTTCGACCGAAGCAGAGTTAGACATAGATCCCTCCCCCTGCTAGCTCTGGCCCTAGCTCTTCGACCTCGAGCAGGGTAAACCGACGTTTGCCGTTCATGTCCGCGACCCTGCGAACTCGATAAATCGTGGCACCGTGCACCACCTCGTGCGACTCGCTCATGCCCTTCAGATAGTAAAAAGTCACCCGATGGGTGATCTTCATATCCGTCTGAACACCGTTCGCATAAACAGCGGTGCCGACCGGCTCAATCTTTGCCCATCGTTTTTTCTGATCGGTGAACAACGAATCAAGCCCCTGATCCAACGCCGGGGTGTCCGTCCTCAAGCGCAACGTAATGCGCCGATCCAACTCACCAGCACTCGGCTCACGCATGGCCATATTCAGAATCTCGGTGGAACGGTGATTTCAGCCACCAGGTGATCGAGGAACGCTGAAGGCAGCTCAATCAACGTCTGGCCCCCCAGGAACATTTCCGGATGCCGGTAGATCGTCGCCGCTGCCATCAACAACCAGTTACGCACACCAGGGTGCAGGTCAAGATCGAGCGCGGCTCTGTAGCGAATCCGAAGCCGACCACCAGGGCGAGATGCAGGGAAGAATAGAAAGCTTTCCCGCTGGTCCTGCCGCAGATCGAATGGCCCGGTCTGCTCGACCCATGTCCCGTCTGGCTGCTGCGACAGAACCGAAACAATCTCACTGGCCTGCCCCACATCCAAGGCGTGCCCGCTTAGCCGATCGGCAGGCCATTCCTCTTCATAAACGGCACCACGAATCGAAGCACCTGTTTTCGACTCGCACTGCGTGGTTACGCCGGGAATGATGATCTGCTCGATCAGCGCCGGCTCCATGTCCTCCGGCTCAACCCGACACTGGAAAGCCACCTGTTCCAGTGTCAGGACCGGGTCGCCGAAGTACTCGATTCGACGGGCCATGCCTTACGGCTTCGCGTCGATATCGGCGCCCGTATTTCCTTCGCCGCCGCCATCACCATTTGACGTTGCGCCTGGCGTCTCAGCGGGCGAGCTTGCCGCGATCGCTTCATCAGTGGGCTTCGCACTACTGGTTTTCGCCGTTCCGGTCTTGCCGGCTTTTGGCTTTTCGTAGGCTTCAGCGAATCCCTTAGATTTCAGACCTTCAGCAACCTCTTCGTCGAACCCAGCCAACTCGTCTGCCGAGTAACCACGCCAGGCTTTCAGAAACCGCACCACAACTTTATCGCTCATCGTTTCGACCTCAGATATGCAAAGCCCCGCCGAAGCGGGGCAAAGGGATTACATGCCGGCGCCCCACTTCACGGCGACGGCGACCACGATGCACTCCACGTGGCGCGGCCCGAAGTCGTGCTTGGCGATTACCTTGACCAGCGTCTGGTCACGCTGGAAGGCGCTGACCATGTTGCCCTCGGAGTCCTTATACGAGGCCTCGTTGCTGAACGAGAT